GGTGATTCGCGAGCGCGGTGTTTGAATTCTGCGACCCATATGACAACAAGGAATAAGAAATGTTACCTATATACACAAATTGCCAATCATGCCGCTAACAACTAGGGGAAAAAACGTAACACGCCAAGAGGTCGCCGACCTTTTTGGTATCTCACACACCACGGTCGATGTGTGGATAAAGCGCGGGATGCCTGTCGCGCAGCGCGGCAGTCGAGGCAAGGCGTGGCAGATCAACACGGCGGAAGTGTCCGCCTGGCTTGAGCGACGCGCGAAGGAATCCGCTGCCGGCAGTGAGCAGGCGGACGAGAGGGAGCTCAAGCGGCGGAAACTTGCCGCCGAAACCGCAAAGGTCGAGCTGGAGCTGGCAAGGGTGCGCGGCGAGGTTGTTCCCTTGGCACAAATGGAGCGCGCTCTGGCGAACACGTTCGCTGAAGTCAAAACGAACATTCGCCTGGTCCCGAGCCGAGTCGCGACTGCGATCCTAGGGGAGGAGAGTGAGACCAGAATAAAGGCGGTAATTTTAAAGGAGATCGACCAGGCGCTCGTTGCTCTCGGCGATTTTGACTTGGAGCCGGAAACCGATGACGACTGATTTCGGAAGTTTTCAGAATTTCGACGGGCTACGGCGAGCGATCCGCTCGGCAGCTCGGCATCTAAAACCGCCGCCAAATCTAAAACCGAGCGAATGGGCGGAGCAAAATGTCCGGGTGCCGATTGGTAACGCGGTCCCCGGCTTGATCCGATTCGATCACGCGCCCTATCAGCGCGAACCGCTGGACATGACCGCAAACCCTGAGTGTCAGCGGATCACGCTGATGTGGTCCGCCCAGGTAGGGAAAACGATGCTTGCGCTATGCGCGCAGGCATTCAAGATCGGCCAGGATCCGCAAAGCCAGATCATGATGCAGCCGTCGCAGGGCGATCTTTCGACCTGGATCGAGACCAAATTCAATCCGCTAGTGGAAAGCAACGACCAGCTCCAGACACTGATCGCGAAGCCAAGGGGTCGCGAGGGCGTCAACAACCAGAGAATGAAGTCATACCCCGGCGGGTTTCTGATGTTTTCCTGGTCAGGGTCGCCGAAGACCATGCGCGGGCGCTCGGCGCCGTTTATCGTTTGTGATGAAACCGATGGCTATGACAAAAGCCAAGAGGGACACCCGGTATCGCTACTCTGGCAGCGTGCAGCCACATTTGGCGACCGGCGGAAACTCCTCGAGATCAGCACACCAACGATTAAAAATGCGAGCTGGATCGAGGACTCTTATGTCCAGGGGGATCAGCGACATTTCTATGTCCCGTGCCCGAGCTGTGATCACCGTCAGCAACTGGTCTGGTCGAGCGTGATATGGGACGAGGATCAGCCGGAGACCGCGAAGTATACTTGCACTGGGTGCGGAGTAATGTGGACTGACGGCGAGCGCATCGCGGCAATTCGGCGCGGGGAATGGCGGGGAGAAAGAGAATTCCGAGGCCATGCGAGCTATCACCTTAACGAGCTATATTCGTGTTTCAGAAAACTCGGCGATATCGCGCAATCATTTCTCGAGAAAAAGCGAAGCGGAGATCTTCAGACCTTTGTGAATGTTTCCCTGGCGGAAACCTGGGAGGAGTCGGGCGACAGTGTAGATCAGGATATGCTCGAGACTCGCGCGGAGGACTGGGGCGAGACCTGGCCGGCGGAGGTGGTTGTTGTTGTTGCCGGGGTTGACGTTCAAGACGACCGGCTCGAGCTGGAGCTGGTTGGCATCGGGAGAGACGAGGAAACCTGGTCCCTCGAATACATGGTTCTTCCCGGCGATCCGAGTTCGCCCCAGGTATGGGCTGATCTGGACGCGGTAATTTTTGCGACTTATGAGGCAGCCGACGGGCGGGAGTTGGGAGTTCGAGCGACTTGCATCGATACCGGCGGACACCATACCCAGGCGACATATAGATACATCAAAACGCGCGAGTCGCGGCGGGTGTTCGGGATTAAGGGTGTCGGCGGGGAGGGTCGCCCATTGGTCGGGCGCCCGAGCAAAAACAACATTGGTAAAGTTCGCTTGTATCCGCTCGGCGCGGACACCGCGAAAGAGCTGGTATACGGGCGGCTGAAGATCACCGACCCCGGCCCTGGATACTGTCATTTTCCCGACAATCGTGATTCCGAGTATTTTCTCCAGCTCACGGCGGAGCAGCTTGTTACGCGCTACGTTCGCGGCCATGCCAAGCGCCAATGGACGAAGAAACGTCGAAGGAATGAAGCGCTTGATGTGAGATGTTATGCTATGGCTGCGCTATATATTTCTGGCCTCAATGTCAATATACTAGCGGACAAAATCGCGGACCAGCGGATCGACGGCAATGGCAAAAAAGCCGAGAGCCGAAAGCGGCCAGCGAACCAGAGAAAGCCAGGTGGATTTGTAAACAACTGGAGATAGTGAATTGGCTAACGCATTCGACGCCGCGACTGCACCGGAGGGAGAACCGCTCTCTCTGGTTGTCGGGGATTTTATACAATGGAAGCGATCCGACTTAACAACTGACTACCCGACTGACGAGTACACCGCGACGTATATCGCCAGAGTGACCGGCGGCGGCGCCAGTGAAATCCAAATTGCCGGGACTGTAAGCGGCGGCGCTTATCTTTTTGCCGCTAATTCTACAGCGACGGCATCCTATAGCGCCGGATATTATCACTGGCAGCTTGAGATCGTTAGAGATTCCGACAGCAATCGGATCGTCGTCGACCGGGGCGCGTTTGACATTCTGGTCGACCTAGACGCAAACAACGCGGACCCGCGCATTCACGCGGAAAAAATGCTGACCAAAATCGAGTCGCTCCTCGAGGGGCGCGCCGATTCTGATGTCTCGAATTATGCGATCCAGGGGCGCAGCTTAACTAAATTATCTATTGATGAGCTTATAAAGTGGCGGGATTACTATAACGCCGAGGTCAGCGCGATGAAGCGGAACGAGCAAATTCATCTCGGTCGCAAAACATCGGCAACTGTAAAAGTGAGATTTATCTGATGGGGATGCTCGACATTTTCCGCCGGAAGCCGAAGCCGATCAAAAAGCGCGGATTTGATGGCGCGTCAACCGGGCGGCTTTTTTCTGATTTTGTGACATCGCAGCGCTCGGCGGACTCCGAGCTGCGTTACTCGTTGAAAACATTGAGAAATCGCTGTCGCGAGCTGGCGAGAAATAACGAGTATGCGCGTCGATATTTGCACCTGGTAAAAACTAACGTGGTCGGCGAGCGCGGCGCGACGCTCCAGGTCAAGGCGACCAACGTCGACGGCACTCTGGACCAAATTGGAAACTCGATTATTGAGCAAGAGTGGTCGCGGTGGACTCAAGTTGGAAACTGTACGGTCGACGGGCGCTTTTCGTTTACTGATGCTCAGGCAATGGTTGCCGAATCGATGGCGCGCGACGGCGAGGCGCTTGTTCGGTTTGTGAATTATGACGGCAATGAAGACCGATTCGCGCTCGAATTCCTCGAGCCTGACTTGATTGACGAGGAGAAAAACGAGCGCGCGCCGAATGGCAACGAGATCAGAATGGGCGTCGAGTTCGATCAATACCGGCGCCCGGTCGCATATCACATGATGACCGAGCACCCTGGCGATTATCAATTTCACCAGTATGATCGCCGCACCCAGCGCATTGAAGCCGAAAGCGTCTTACACCTGTATATGCCGGACCGAGCCCAGCAAACGCGCGGGGTTCCCTGGATGTCGACTGCGCTGGCATCGCTCAAAATGCTGCACGGATATCGCGAGGCGGAGCTGGTCGCAGCCCGCACCGCTGCGAGCAAAATGGGCTTTTTTATCTCGCGCTCTGGCGATGGTTTTATGGGGGATGACCTCGAGGACAGTGTTGTTCCGATCACCGACGCCGAGCCGGGTACGTTTTTCCAGCTTCCGAGGGATGTCGAATTTCAGCCTTGGGATCCATCACACCCGACCACCGCATTCGGCGAATTTGAAAAGTCGATTCTGCGCGGCATTGCTTCTGGGCTTGGCGTGTCATATCACTCTCTAGCGAACGACCTGACTCAAACCAGCTACTCGAGCATTCGGCAGGGCAGCATCGAGGACCGTGATTTTTACAAAACGATCCAGAGCTATATGATTGCTCACTTTGTTATGCCCATCTATCAACGATGGCTGACAAATGCGTTCACGGTTGGGCGGGTGAATTTGCCCATCGACAAGTTCGATAAGTTTTACAGCGCCTCGCAGTTCAGACCGCGTGGATTCCAGTGGGTCGATCCTCAGAAAGAGATTTCCGCCCATGTCGTCGCGCTCTCCAATGGATTGATCTCGATGCAGGACGTCGCGAACATTTACGGAAGAGATGTTGAAGAGGTATTCGCGCAGATCGCCAGAGACAAGCAGCTCGCGGAGCAATTTGGATTGAAACTTGCATTTGAGCCGTTTGGCGGCGGGCAGTCACCGTATGGACCCGGAAAAATAGATCTGATGACCGGACAATCATTCGACGCGATGACGGAGGAATCAGGTGGCGACTGACTTCCCGAAAAAGGGCGACGATCAGAAAATATCGCTCAGAAATTCGCAATACCCGCAATTCGACCGAGATTTTGCGGAGAACATCAAGGAATTCAATTCCGAGGTTTGGGCGCTGGGTGGGAATGTCCGAGGCAATGACGCCTTCCGGCTGTGGGGACGCGCGCGCGATGGCGATGACGCTGGTTCAGTGTTGGACTGGATCAAGGAGCGAGAAGCCTGGGCAGCGCGTCATTTTGAGGATGGCGCCCATTTATCAAGCGATGAGCCGACAAAGAGCAATGTTGCCGGTGTCGTCGCGCAAATGAAATGGGGCGTGATTGGCACACTGGACGAGCAAGGCATGAAGGACGCTATCCTTGAATTGATCAAAAAGCTGGAAGGTAAGAAAGAGGACCGCCAGCTTTCCGATCAGGTCGAGACCGCGCTCGAGAACAAGCGCGACGAGCACAACGAAGAGGTGGGCGACGACCCGCTTCGCCGCGTGACGCTCGGAATGTTGCGAAAAGTTATGGAGCGCGGCATTGGCGCGTATAAGACAAACCCCGGATCGGTTCGCCCTGGGGTTAGCTCCCCGGAGCAGTGGGGATACGCCAGGGTCAACTCGTTTTTATTTGCAATGAAGAACGACCGATTCCAAGGCGGCAAGCACGACACCGACCTTTTCCCGGCGGGGCATCCGCTGGCGTCAGATGATGAAAGCGGAAAGGCGTCGGAGTATACTGACGAAATGGAAAAATCAGGAGATCGCGCAGTGGAACAGCGACACATCAAAGAGATCGTCGAAACTGACGACGAGATCATCATCACATTCGGGAAGTCTATCCCCGAGGAAGAGGCGGCGGAAGAGCCTGAGATCGTTGAGTCTGGATATGATTATGACGAGGAGCGACTTTCCAAGTCGGAAGTTTTTCACCGAATGGAAAACGCCGACGCTGAGGAAAAGGATGATCGGCGCGTCGAAATGTCAGTCTCGAG